TTTAAGAGAGTGGGTGATATTGCTCGCAATAGCAATGTTCGGTTGTCTATGCATCCTGGGCAGTTCACTTGCCTGGCAAGCGATAACCCAGGGATTGTCGGACGTTCGATCGACGAATTCGAATACCACGCAGACATCGCCCGCTATATGGGCTATGGGAAAAGTTTCCAGGACTTTAAGATCAATGTCCATATCTCCGGCAAACAAGGACCACAAGGCATCCAAAATGCCTACAAGAGACTAAGTCCCGAAGCACGTAACTGTATTACAATCGAAAATGAAGAAAATAGTTGGGGGTTAAATGACTGCTTGGATTTGGGTGATATCTTACCTATTGTTTTGGACATACATCATCACTGGATTCGAGAAGGGGAATACATTGCCGCTAACGACCCGCGTGTACTACGTGTTATTGAGTCTTGGCGTGGTCTTCGTCCCACTCTTCATTATTCAGTTAGTCGAGAAGATTATCTTGTAGGACACGATACACTAGTTGCTCCAAATCATAGCCAGCTATTGGAAGACGGTTACAAAAAGCAAAAGCTCAGAGCACATTCAGACTTTTACTGGAATACAGCAACGAATGAATGGGCTTTGAGCTTTTTGAACTCACACGATATTATGTGCGAGAGCAAGGGCAAAAACCTAGCTAGTTTTGCTCTGTACGAGCAAGCAAAGAAACTTACTCTGCTTTAGGCTTACGTGGAGCACGTGGCTTTTTAACAGCTGGTGCTTTTTTGGTTTTAGCTGGCTTGTTAGATGGAACTGGAGCTGGAATAGATTCCAACATTGCACGAGTAACATCGTCGGCAACTGGTGTTACTGGCGTTTCCACTTTGTATGGAACTTCTGTTTCTACTGTCTTAGGTTTTAAACCAAAAACTCGTTTAATAAATTCTCTCATAGTATTTCTCCTGTTGAGTATTTATGAATAAATATCATTATGTACAACTTTATTAAGCATATCACGCTAAACGAGGGTAAGACGCCTAAAACCCTAGTTCAAACTAAATTACCTTACGCTAAGGACGATTTAGAACCTAGTATGAGCGAGGATACTATTAACTACCATTACGGTAAATTATACAAGGCCTATGTTACTCGTTTTAATGATGGCGAAGGTGATCCAGACTTTAATGAAGCGGGTGCGTTTTTACACGACATATACTTTACACAATTTCAAAAACCCACAAGATCAAACGAACCAGACGGTCCTGCTGGGGAGTTTATCAACAAGCATTTTAAAACCTTTGATAAATTTACAGATGCTTTTGAAAAAGAAGCTATGAAAATACAAGGTAGCGGATGGGTTTATCTAGCTCGTGATGGCAGCATCAAAACAATCAAGAATCACGAAATCCGAATGGATATTATACTGCTGGTTGATTTTTGGGAACACGCCTGGGCACTGGACTATCAAGCAGATAAGAAAGGTTATCTAGCTAACCAGTGGAAGATTATTAACTGGAACGTTATTAGTTCTAGAATTGGTCTAGCGTCTTAAGACTACTAACTGGCATATCCCAAACTCGCCGAGCTTCTACGCCTTTACTCTGGGCAAACTTCTTAGCATCGCAATTACCGCATACATGGTAATAATTATTATCTAAACGCTTAGGGTCTACATCGCCTTTGTCACGTTTAAAAATTCCCTGACAACAGTCGCAACGAAAGATCACAATACGTTTTTTTCTAAAGTAACTGTGGTAATTACCCTTTTTACTTGTACGTATGTGTTGAGTTTGTTGATATTCCATGCCCAAGTACATACACTTATTTACATTAAGATTATAAAAAGCATTTGATAAATATCATATCGAGGGCTATAAGTGTGATTACAATTACAGATTCAGCAAAAACAAAGATCAAAGATATCCTTTACGAAGAAGGAAACCCCAATTTAGCACTACGTACATTTGTCCAAGGCGGTGGATGTGCAGGTTTCAGCTATGGATTTACCCTAGATGAAGTAGCAAACGAAGACGATTTTGAAATTCCATTAGATGAATTTAAACTACTTGTGGATGCCATGAGTATGACATATCTAAATGGTGCAGTGATAGATTATAAAGAAGAGCTAATGGGTAGCAATTTTACTATAAAGAATCCTAACGCAACAAACACATGCGGCTGCGGAAGCAGTTTTGGAGTATAAAAGATGACACAACAAATTATTGATATTGGTATACAAGGTAATGACGGTACTGGCGACAGTATTCGTGAATCGTTTAATAAGGTTAATGCTAACTTTAACGAACTGTATGCTGTATTTGGTGTTGGTGGATTTATTAAATTTGGCAACTTAGCAGATGCTCCAGGTTCTGCAGGATTTACACTTACCACAGTAAGTGCTAACGGATCACAAGTTACCTATTATTTTACCAATCCTAATCCAGGTCTGGGTCTACCATTTAATATTAATCAAAACGTTGCTATTACAGGCTGTAATCCAACCGGCTATAATGGTAATTTTATCATAACATCTGCAACTACTACCAGTATTACAGTTAATAATACAACCACTGGCACACTTACAACTAACGGTATTGTTAAAGGTCAAAGCTATAGTGCTAACCAAGTTATTATGGCTAGCACAACTGGTAACAGTTTAACAGCTCGTAATCTTGTAGCTGGTACTGGAATTACAATTGACACTACTAGCAACCAACAGGTTAAAATTACCAGTACTGCGGCTGGTCTTATTGCAGATCCTGCGCCAAGTATGGGTGCTCCAATTAATGCAAACTTGTTTACTATTGGCCGTTTGGCTGATCCAAGTGCGTCGTTGGTGGCAACATTCAATGCTGTGTATGCCAACCAGGGTATTACTACAACACTAGGGCAATTACCTGTTACAGTTAACTATGCTAACAACAATTTCCTACAAACTATTAACGGTACAGTTGCAGGAGCCCTGCGTGTACGTGCAATGCCAACTACTCCACAAACAACTGACCCAGATTACAATGCTAATCTAAGCGGTAACTATGTAGCTACAGAAGCTGTCCAACGTCAACATGCAGTATTGCGTGATGGCGATAGTATGACTGGTACGTTAGAGTTGAGTGACCATCCTGGAAGCATGAGTGGATTTGGTATCAGAAACGGCAGCGATGACTTACAAGCCGCAACTAAATTTTATGTTGATAACAATACACATTACAGTGGTACAAATTTATATGTAAGTACAGGTGGCGATGATACGCAACGTAATGTACCGGCTGGACGTAACGGCCGTGCTCCACAATATGCTTATAAAACTGTTGGTGCCGCACTGCTTCAAGCACAGAATTTAATCAGTACAGCATTTACAGAACCTGGTCCATATCGCCAAACACTTGCATATACTATTGGCCCAACACAATATAAGAGTCAAATTACCAGTGTATCATTCACTGGGGGCAATTATGCTTTGCAAGAATATTTGGATGCCGCTAGCTTATTAGAATCCAATAAAAAATTCATCCAAGCAGAAACTATTGCCTACTTGAATCAAAAATATGTTAACACATTCACATTCGACCAAACTCGTTACAGAAATATTTTCCAAAATATTATCAACGGTATCGGTTACGACCTTGCATTAGGTACAAATTTTAATAGTACTACACAAGCTAGTATTTTATTTGACAGTTACAATAGTGATGTAAGTAGTGCTGTTGCACAGATTACTGCGGCACTTAATTATATTCAAACTGAAGTCACTGCCTATTCTTATAGTACAGCTAATTTACAAACTTACATTAGTAAAGTTATTAGCGCTCTGTGCTATGATTTAGAGCTTGGTAGCAACTTCCAAAGTATTCAAGTTGCTTTAGGATTCAAGTACGCCAATACTGGACTAAGCACTAGTGCAACTCTTATTAATCAAGCAGTTACAGCTACAACAGGTCTTGCCAGTTCGACTATTGGTTCTATAGTAGGAACTACTATGACCATTACCGGTAGTATTATTGGTACATTTACTATTGGTATGGTTATTACCGGAACTGGAGTTTCTAGTACTGTTACTATTACTGGTTTTGGAACTGCTAATGGCGGTGTAGGTACATATACTGTTAGCAATCCAGGTAACGTAACAGTTACATCTACACCGCAAAATCCAGTTACACTAACTGGAACAAGTAATAGAATTACTATAGCTAGTACATTAGGTATGGTAGTTGGTAACCCAATTATATTCACTGGAACTAGTTTTGGTAATATTATTTCTGGCTACACTTATTATATTACTAATATTATCGACGGCTCAACAATTCAAGTTAGCAGTCAGCCTAACGGAACTGTTCTAGGTCTAGCAACTGCTACTGGTAGTATGGAAGCTAACACTACTGGCCTTAGTGAAATTGCCGGTGTATTGACCAATTTAGCCGCTACAATTAATTCCTCTGTGGCAGCCGTATCTGCTAGTACAAGTATTCAAGCAAGTGTTACTACAATTATTAACAATATAATTAATCAAATTGTTACTGGAGTAATACCTACACCAACATTCCCTGGAATTTCAGGAACTACAACAACAGGACAAGCTAGTGCTGTAACATTATTGTTAGACAACATTTCATTTATACAAGCTGAAATTGTTGCCTACTTACTAGCTAACT